CTGATTTCTTCCTTATCCAAGCCCTCTGCCGCATTGCTGTATGCTCCAGAAGAGGTTCCATCGGGACCAGTAAATCTTGAAGCTGGAACTTTTGATTCTTGTACAAACCTATCATAAAAATAGCTCAAAGGTGCTGGATCGTTCAGATCCGGTCCATCCATCTTTAGAGGTTCTATTGTAGGAGTACCATTAACACCCGAAGGCATCATATAGTTCTTATAGAATTGTATTCTTGGTGCTCCGTCGATCAAAAGTTCTCCTGTGGAGTCATCTAATTGAATATCCTCCTTATAGATACTCATTAGCTCACCTAAAGTTTGCATGGCCTTTTGCTGTGATCTAGATCCGACAGGAATCGTCATCTTCATCTTAAAAGAAGAATTCATGACAGACCAGATAACTCTAGTATATTCTATAATTCTCAGAATATTGTAAGGACGAATAAGTCTTTCAGTGTAACTCAATCTGCTTATAGAATTACCCTTTGCATAAGAAATATAAATGATTTGGGAATCGTAAAGAACTCTCTTCTTTCTTGGATCGTTAGGATATTGAACCCAAGTATCAAGTAAACTTCCGTCTGGCTGCTTTTCAACGCCAGATATAAGAGAGATTGGATCAAGTTCCTTAAAACCAATTATGTTTTTTCCTTTGTCATCATATATGATTTCAAATGCTAAGAATCCATCTACTAGAAACTGTCTAAAATACTGCCAAGCAGTTATATCATCGCCGAAACCCCAAATGTCATAAAGGCTCTTAAAAATATCATCGACCTGATTTTTTAGCTTATCTTTAACATCCTGAGCTTCCATAAATTCGGGATAGCCAAAAAAGTTAGCTGGGTCGTAATTGATTGCTTCGTCGCAGATAGTATCCAAAACAAATTCTATCTCAGGATTCAGTGAGAATTTTCTTAAATAGTCTCTCTTACCTTTATAATCCTTATCGAAATAAGAAATATACTGCTTAAAAGTTGTATCTTGCTTGGCCAGAGAATATAAAAGATTCTCGTCTATGATATTAGCTTTATTTTTATTTAAAAAAGCAGCTTCAGTAGCACCCACGGCCATGGAATTCTTGATGACCATGTCTTCGTAAGCCATCCCAAATCTAGAGATGTTCTTTACGGACTCTCTAATTCTCTGATAAATTGGATTACCAGATTGATTGTCAACAAATCCTGCCATTATTTTTTAGATACTGATGTTTTTAAATTTTAGAGTCATAATTTCTATATATCTCTTGACTATTAGACCCCTCTGCAAGTAATATGTTCATATAGGGTATTTTAACCCAATCGTCATAACTTATTATGGCAAGGTCTCTTATAAGTTCCGGGTTGAAATTTTTAAGTGACGTTTTAAATCCCGTTCTTGCGAATAATTTTCCCATCAAATCATAGGTCAAAGGAAAAGGAGCTTGGACAGATCCTCTCTTCAATCCTGTGATATTATTTTTGATTATTTCTTCAAAATAATCGTATGTGGAAGACAGAATCTCCAAACGCTTATCTGGAGGTGTCATAGCTAGGTCAATACCGGTGAGTACTCTTTTGTCTGTTTGACCCATTTTATCCGTGCAAAGAACGAAGGGAAAGGAATTAAAAACTTTTTTAGTTTCTGTTGGTGTGTATCTAAAACAGTAGATCTTTCCAGGTATGAATGATCCATTGAAAGATTCTTTACTACCTATCTTACTTCTGACGTAGTTTTTAAGAAAATAGTCCGTCGTCTGGTTAACCAGTGCAGATTGAGATTCGAAACTATCCTTGTAGATTTTAACTGATTCCTTGTAACTCATTTACCATTAAACAAAAAGTTCTCGTCAATTACTCCAAATCGGAAATTGCGATCTTCTGCCCATTTTTTAGCAGCTTTAAATTTAGCCTGGTTTGTAATCCAAACCTGCATTTTATAATTATAGTCTTCCAGCTTTCTAGTTGTCATATTTTTACCTTCGTAAACAGGCTTTTGTGTTTGAGCTTCCGGCTTGACCTCTAGTATCCATTCCTGCGTGGTATTATCCTCTTTCAAAACTTTAATATAAAAGTCAACAAAATACTTATGCATTTTCTTATCAAGAGGATGATAGTAATCCACGTGGATAGGTTCTGAACTCCACTTTAATATGTTTTCGTTCCTGTCGCAGTAAATACAGAATCTTCTTTCCCAGGAAGATCTGTATATAATATTGTGAAAGTCCCCGATATATTTTTCAGGCCTCGTTGGAACGAATTTACCGGACTTGAACCTTCCGTTTGGCTTGATTTTTTTTATATCGGTCATAATTAAACGTTATATGAGTTATCATCTCCAGTGATATAGGAGAATGGTATGGTCTTCGGATTTTTAGGTGGGTGAAGTTTTTTCCAACCCTTAGCAAAACCATTTTTAGCTATCTGCGTGAAGTAGGCAAAAGGATTATTAGATTTTTCAGGATTAAATCTGTCCCAATATTTACAAAGATCCTCCATTGCGAAAGACATGCAATCTGCTCGGTCCTCTGGGTCCTTATATGCCATCTTTTTGGAGATACCATCTATCATCATCGAAAACATTTTGATCGTTTCAGGAGTGAGATGCCCCTTTGATTTTGACTCGGAGACAGCTCTGAGTAAATCACTGTTTTTTACGTATTCTTTAGCCATAATTAGAAACAACAATAAAAGATCCTCCTTAGAAATAAAGAGGATCTTTTATATGGATTTTTTTAATTCATTTTTAGTGTTCTTATCCTAATTTTAGATAAAAATCACTTTCTTGTTTCAAAATCTTGGTCCTGATCTCGCTCTAAATCCTCGACTGGATCTTTACCTGTCGGGGCTTTGGCTAACTTACCTTTTAAAGGATCGACAAAGGGTTTAGTTTTATCGCTTTGAGTTGGGTTAGTTGGAGCGAAATAGAAATTACGACTTACTTTTTTTTTAAAAGCTCTGACTCTTCTAGGTTATATCCCATTTCGTCATTAGCTTCATATTCAACTTCACCTTTTTTTGAGCCTGGTGCAGATGCAAGATTCATTCTTTCTTTTGGGTTCTTTAGATCATGAGCCATCGGTCCTGATTTAGTTCCCTCTGGTGCTTTAGCCAAATTAGGATTTCCCATAATTTCTTCCTTAGACTCATCGATGTTGTACCCGTGGTATCCATCAAAAGTTAAGATAATTCTACCTCTGCTACCTGGAGCGTCAGCCAAATTCTGCTTACCTTTTAAATCTTTTAAAGCTTTTTCATTATGGACTCTTTCATAAGAAGGACCTGGAGCTGTTGATAAGTCTTGAGGATTTTTTCCTTCGGGCATATCAGATTCATCTAAATTATATCCCATATCTGCGTTCTTGGTTTTAAACTCTGTGTTTTTTTGTCCTTTAGGGGCTTGTGCTAAATTAGCAGCCTTTGGATCTTTTAAGTCATGAGCCATTGGAGCATCACTTGATTCTTCTGGAGCTTTTACCACGTTAGGCTGTGACTGCTTTTCAATAGATCCTTTTTTCTTAGTTGGAGCTTCAGCCATAGAAGATTCTTTTACTTCTTCTGCTGAATCGAAATCAGATTCCTCTCCGCCTTCTTCAAAATCTGCTTCAGAAGAATCCTTGTTCTCTTCTTCTGCAGCATTTAAAGCGGCTTCTAGATCAGCAATCTCATCTATTTTGAAATCTCCAGTTTTACCAGCATCTGTTAATACGGTGTATCTTCCAGAAGCTCCGTCGATTGAAATGATTTTTCCAGTGTCGCCTGACTCTTTGATTTTTACGATGTCACCGATGTTAAATTTTTCGGTCTCTGATATAAAATCAGAAGTGTAAAGTGTTTCCAAAGAATCTATTTCTTCATTGATAGCACTCCATTTGTTTCTCAAAACTTTAAGTTCTCTTTCTAGGATTTTCTTAGCTTCTAGAAGTTCAGGGGAGTTGGCCATGCCCGGAGCAGTCAAAGCTTGGTTTACCTTTTCTATTCCAGCTTCAACTTTAGAAATACTTTCTAAAACTGTATCTCTTTCGTTCAATAAAATAGATTTAGTTCTAAGTTCGCCTTCTAAGAATTCAGTTAGACCTTCAGAGATATCATATCTTAATGCTTCCTTAACCATCTTAACAGCCTGAATGCTAGTTACTGGATAAACAGAATTTTCATTCATTGCGTTATTAATCTTCTGAAGATAGATTTGGTTGTTCCACTTGAAAAGATTTATTTGAAGTCCTTCGTAGATTTTAGAAACTACTGATTTAGAAAAATCAAGCTCTACTATTCTACCAAAGTTTTCATACACAGTAACAACGTCGCCAACTAGACTCATGTCATTATATCCAGCCACGCTGCTAACTTCAAGCCCAACAAGCTTAGCCATCTCGTTAACAGAGGTAAATTTGATTCTTTTTTTACCAGAATATACGTGGGGTGAATCTGCTCCTTCGGAAATTCTGAAAGATTTTCTACCTAAAGAAAAGTTAACTCCGTTTTCATCTACTCTAACATTTGGCTTGTTGCAAATGGAAGCTAATTTAACAAAAAGTTCTCCGTGTCTTTCTAGTGATTCATTAAAAGAAATTCTTTTGACTCCTTCTTGATCTCCTTCAAAGAAAGAATTTCCGAGGAAAAAGGCAACTTTATTTTCCTTAATGCTTATAGGAGAATAATTTCTTTCAACAAAAGATTCTACGTTGTTAACGTTTGGGATAGAAAGTCTAGAGCTATCAGCATTGTTTTCATAAACTTCTAAGAAATTAATTAAATTTCTAACAGAAGGATTGAAAGAATATTTCTTGATATCATTTACTAACAAATGAGAAGACTTGCTTTCAGAAACCATCCATTGGTTAAGACTTTCGTAAAGGTCGGAATAGAATTTTCTTTGACCGGATGCTTTGATTGAATCAAGAACCTTAGATACTTCTATTTCTCTAACGTATTTTTCACACTTCGAAGAAAGATTCTCAACAATAGATTTTACTTTAGAATCCCATTCAACTTCTTTCAGGCTGTTTACGAAATTACCAATAACTGAATACTCAGGCACTCCTTTGTTAATAAGAACGTTTCTGTAGTTCTCCAACATGATTTTTACTCTAGGATGTTGACTGATGCTTGAACTTCTAAGTGTTTCAACAGCTTCCAAAACTCCAAGAGTTTTAATAGACTCGGATTCAACAAAAGACTTAGCGCTTGTATCAGAAACATCCTGTAAAGATTCCAATAATGATTTCTCAAGATTTTTAGCTTCCAACTCAGAATGTCTTTGAACCCAAGTTCCAGCGTTCGAAGTTTTTCTATTGTTTCCAAAATTATTTAGAGAAGCAGCAGCCTCTTTGAATGCATCCTTTCCGGTTGAGCTAGATTCATTTTCTTTTAGGAAAGTGAATGCTGGTTCATCCAATTTAACAGAGCTGCTTAATCCTTCTAACAGATATTCTTCAGGTTTTCCACCTTTAAGGAAGTTTTCGCAAATTTGCTTTACTTCTGGTGATTTGGTTGTTTTCATCAACCTATTTACTTTTTCTATAAATTCCATGAGCGAAATTTTTTTTTAATCTTTCTATATATTCAAAAAAATTAAGAAATTTTATTCTTATTGTAAAAGATTGTTATGTTATTTTTTGATCTTATCGACAAATTAAAATTTCCAATTTAATTTTCTTATCTGTGTGAGGATTGCAAAGTATTATTCCTCCATTATTTGAGCTATTAGAGGGTTTGGAAAGATCCCATCCTCCATTCTGAGAACTGAAAGATGAAAGATTCTGTCCGCTTAAAACTGTTAATTCGCCGGCATTAAAAACAGTACCTCTGTATTCCCAGGTAAAGTACTTATCCTTTTCCAATACCGTTTCTGGAAAAATTGCTTTGAAAGCTATAAAATTAACATATCCATCTTCGCCGCCAATATCGGATTGGCTTAAGAGTGCACAGGAACTTGGTTTCAGATTCACCTGAGATCTAGAGAATGCCTGAATTGGCATGGAAAGAAGACTCAGATCCATGAATGACTTCGGTGTTGTCATTCTGTTAGAATCTAAAGCTAATTCTTTTCTATAGAAGACAAATCCTTCTGGTTCTGTATAGGGACATATAATCGGTCTGGTTGCCATTTTAATTAGCCATTATTATTTGAAGTTTTACTGGAGAACCTGTCGGATTGGTAAACACAAATCCCCCATAAGCAGGGCTTGAAGGTCCGGTGTGCCCGTAAGTAAGAAATGAGCTAGATTTCCAGCCTTTCCACTCTGCGTTCTCTTTTACGGCTCCGGTCAAAACCATAAATGGTCCCATAGGATATCTTCCTTCATTGTTGTAATCCCAAAAAAGAATTCTTTCTTCAGGGGAGGTATTCGGTAGATATTGTGCGTAGGCAACAACCATACTAACTTCATTATCAGTATCATCAAAAGAACCTGAATCTATGTTTACGGATGTTTCCGGTGAAATAACGAAAGTTTGTGATTGATAATTAGAAAAACTTAGAAGTGGATGAAAGAAAGAAGATAGATCGAGCTGTTCAAGATTTAAAGCTTGCTCAGAAACACAGAATGCTGAATTATAAAACCTAAGTAGTGTAGGCTGATTCAGCATACGGAAGGTCCAACCTATGGCAGGAATTTGATCTAAAGTACGAGCAATGTTAGTGTACTTGATAACAAATCCGGTAGACCCTGGTGTGAAAACCGTACCATTCGATAACCCATCCACCTCACCAGTAAACTGGGAGGAAGCAGTACTGTTACCTCCGTCAAAATTGTCAATGTTTTGCGGATTCTGACCATTCTGTATGTGCTGAGAATTATGTGACATTATGTTAGATTAGTTGGATAGGGTTTACCCGATATATATTTGCTAAATAAAGGATCTTCGTAATTTCTCTTAGGTCCTTCTTCCTTTGTATTTTCATCAGTGGAAGATTCGGACTTTTCTTCTTCCTGTACTTCTCCAACTTTATATTCTGTTTCAATTTCTACTAGAACCATTTCATCCTGGATTATTTCCGGGTATTTTTTCTCCACTCTTTCTTCATGGGTAGATTCTTTTTGGATTTCATGTAGATTTGTGGGATCCAAATTTTCAGAGGTAAAACTTTGGGTTGGTCTAATATAATCAACCAGTGATTTTATGAAGCCAAGTGCAACTAGAGGAAGAATAGCTCCGCTAATTAAAGAGAGGATTCTTTTTTGGTAA